GCAGATGAAAATGCTACAGATATTGGAGATACATTAGACTATACAGGTCAGGCAGCTGGAGCTTCAAGTTCAACTCATGGATACATGATGGGTGGATTTACTAGTTATGGTCCTAATGCACCAGCCAGAATAAATGTAATCCAAAAATATTCTCATACAGTTGATGGTAATGCAACTGACGCAGGTGATCTACTAGCAACAGTTAGTAACGGCAGTGGTGGATTTTCACCTACTCATGGTTATCAGTTTGGTGGGCAGTCTCCAGTAGTTAACACTATTCAAAAATTTGAATTTGCATCTGATGGAGATGGAGCTGATGTTGGAGACTTAACTGACCCAACTCGATATAATGCATCTTCAATAAGCAGTACTCACATTTACAGTCATGGTGGTTATCCATCAACGGATCCTAGTGGTGATTATGTTAATAGGATTGAAAAATTCTCAATGTCAGTTGATGGTAATGCAACAGATGTTGGTGATCTTTCTGCTGGTGTAGGTTATCATTCTGGTGTGCAATCAGAAACCGACGGATATCGAACTGGCGGTAACGGTGCCGTTCCTGCACCTGGATCAAGAAATGAAATTGAAAAGTTTCCATTTGCTGCGGATGGTAACGCTACAGATGTTGGAGATTTGACCGTAGCTCGATATGCAGCGGGCAATGGCACTTCAAGTACTGTCAGTGGATATACAATGGGTGGTTATGCAGCTGCATATTCAAATGTCATTGACAAGTTTCCATTTGCATCTGGAGGAAATGCTGCGGATGTTGGTGACATGATAGCAGCATATGGTTATTATGCTCAGACTCAAAATTAGGTAATTATTAATGGCACTGACTCCTCAACAACAAGCACTCCAGAATAAGATAGATGTACTTGACAGTTCAGCTAGTACATCTACTTTACTTGGTCTTCTTGTTCAGTCATTGGATGAAGGTAAAATTATTTGGTCATATGATTCATCAGGTCAAATACCTGTTGACTCAGCATACCATGGTATGATACATTTTACACACGACAGTGATAAGATCAGGTTTGTTGGAACATCAAGTAGAGTGCACTTGCTCGATAGTCAGGATACTGCACCACCTGGTGTTACTGGACCATCAAATCCATATCAAGGGACTACATATGCATATATAGCTGGCGGATTATCACCGGAACCAAATGCAAAGGAAATTGATCGATTCCCATTTTCTTCGGACGTTGATGGCACTGATATAGGTGGTATATCTTTTGCTGGTACAGATGCTAGCGGCGGCGGAAGTAACACAGACGGATATGTACTTGGTGGTTATCCTGGGCACAGTGATGGTACTATTCAAAAATATCCATATGCATCCAATACAGTTACTACACCCACCGATACTGGAAATTCATTTTTCCCTACCTCAGAATATCGGCATGCAAATAAAGAAATGCTTGGGAATAGAGACTACATATACATCGCTGGCGGTAGAACCCCTCCTGCAGTAAAAAATCATATCTTTAAATTTGCTGCAGGATCTGAAGGTACTGTTACAGATGTTGGAGATTTGACAACAATTCAACAGCATTTAGCATCCGGTTCTTCTACAACTCATGGATATGTTGCTGGTGGTAGCTCGCCAGCTGGCGGAGTTGCACCAAGGTCAAACGTCATACAAAAATGGCCATGGACCACAGATACAAATGCAACAGATGTTGGTGATCTTACTGCCATGTATTATGGAAACGTAGGCGCATCAAGTACAACACATGCTTATTCAATAGCAGGTCTTAGAGATGGAAACAACACGTCAAACAATATAGAAAAATATACATTCTCTTCAGATGCCAATTCTACCGATGTTGGAGATGCAGTTGCGCCTTTAAGGTATGGATGTGGGGCGACTGGTGATACTCATGGATATAGCCTAGGTGGAGTTACACCCGCGGGGCCTGCAGTTGATCAGATGATCAAATTTCCATTTGCAACTGATGAAAATGCAACTGATGTTGGAGATCTCTCAAGAACGTATTTAAGAGGGGCTGGCTCTCAGAGCAGAGTTTAGTAGGTATAGTAGATGTCATTAGTACTAAACAACCTTATCAATAAAATCAACAATAGACTTGATGCTGCTGATAGTGATGGTACATCATTCTCTACTATTGACCTGCAGCGACTTTCTAGATTGAATAATAAGGTTAACGGTGAAGCTCCTCTTGGTACAATACAATACAGATCATTAGGTCATATACCACCAGCAGAAGACTCAGCTGGCTTAGGGCAGATTGTATTTGTTAAAGATGAGCAACTTGATAGTGATGGTCGTTATTATTATAGAGCTGCTAGTACATGGACTCATTTGATAACTGGTACAGATTCGGATGAGAATGATTTAATTACTGCTGCTGCTGCTCCTGCACCGACAGGGCCATCAAATCCATATCAAGGGACTGTGAACGGATATGTAGCAGGTGGTAATCCTACAACACCGGCTGCTGATGCAAAGGAATTAGACCGATTCCCATTTGCTTCAGATACTAATGGCACTGATATAGGCGGTCTCAGTCATTCTGCTTGTGATGCTTCTGGAGGTGGAAGTCCTACAGATGGATATGCAATTGGTGGAGTTTTGGCCAGTCAGCCAAACGGCACTATTCAAAAATATCCATATGCATCAGATACCGTCTCTACACCCACTGATACTGGAGAGAATCTTAGAAATACTCAGTACCGACACGGCCAAAAAGAAATGCTTGGGAATAGAGACTACATATATGTCGCCGGAGGTAGAACTCCAACTGCTGTAGTAAATACCATCTACAAATTTGCTCCTGGATCTGAAGGTACTATCACTGATGTCGGCAATTTGCTCGAAACTCAGCAGCATTTGGCATCTGCATCTTCACCAACACATGGCTATGTAGCAGGCGGAAGTCAGCCAGTCGGCGGAAGTCCTGATTCAAACAGAATACAAAAATGGGCATGGGCCACAGATGCTGACGCGACTGATGTTGGTGACTTAACCGCTACATATATTGGAAACGTGGGTGCATCGAGTATAACACATGGCTACTCAATATCAGGACTTCGAGCTGGAAACAATACGGCAACTAACATAGAAAAATATACATTCTCTTCGGATGCTAATTCTACCGATGTTGGAGATTCAGTAACAAACATAAGATATAGCGCTGGTCTAAGTAGCGGCACTCATGGTTATTCAGCTGGAGGTCAGCAACCGCCCGGAAATACCGAATCTAATGTAATACAAAAGTTTCCATTTGCAACTGATGAAAATGCAACTGATGTTGGAGATCTCTCAAGAACATATAGAAGAGCTGCAACTTCTCAGAGCAGAGTTTAATAGGTAACTAACAGACATGAGTAGTAGTTTTATCAACATCAGAAAATTAAAAGAGCTTGCTCAAAAGAAGATCAATGGGTTAACTGATCAGACACCCATTAATGAACTTGAAGATCTTGTTAAGATTGTTCAACTGTCTGGTGGTGGCCACATATCAGCTGATAGTGATGGAGACTTACCTACAACTGGTATGATTGCTTTTGATAAGCAGTATGATAGATTCTTCTATAACAAGAAAGCTCCAGAGTTTAGAAATAATTCAACTAGACCTGGTGGTACTGTATCAGATACAGCAACAAGAATTACACAAGGGGCTAGACGTATTGATAGAAGTAGGAGAAGAAGGACTAGTTGGTCAAGAAAGTTATATGGAAGAGTGAATCCAACAGGTTCTAGTGGTGGAGCGAGTGGCCAAAACGTACAAGGTACAGCATATGGTTATATGACAGCTGGATATGATACAACATACTACAACACAATTGATAAATTTTCATTTACATCCAATGCTAATGCTACAGACGTAGGTGATACAACCTCTCCTGGTAGTGTTTATGAAGTTACAGCGTCTCCTACACATACTTATATTGTTGGGGGATATACTTCACCTGGAACCAATATATCTAGTTTAGAAAAATATTCAATGGTATCAGATGGTAATTCAGCTGATACAGGCACTCCAACACCAGCCGAAAGAAGTGCATCAACTCACAATGGTCCGGGTTTTGGCTATCAAATTGTTTCCTCCGATATTCACAAAATTGTTCATACGTCAGATACTTTTGTTGATGCCGCTGGTACAATTCCAAGTCCAATTGAAACGTCTCCCGCTCTCAAATATCAGTCATATTCGAGTACAACACACGCCTATTCTGGAAATTATAGTCCAGCACCTACAGATCCATTTGTCAAAGTTGCATATGCAAATGATACAGCAACCGCATCAAGTGCTCAAGCGGATCAAACCTATGGAGATCAGGCAGTGGCAGCAAACTTTAATAGTGATGTTGCTGGATATGCTGCTGGTGGTAATACAACAACACCTTCAAATGCAATTACTGCAATTACAAAGTTTGTGTTTGCATCAGAAGCAGAAATGACATCTGTCGGCACTATAGCGTTTGCGCCGGCTGGTCAAAGGGATTATGGAGGATGCGCATCAACTACGCATGGATATGCCGCGGGTGGACGATCTTATACAGCTCCTCAGTCAGGGGCAACAACACAAAACACTATTCATAACACTCCATTTGCTTCAGACGCTCCTTCATCAGACGTCGGTGATCTAACAGTAGCTCGGCGAGATATAACTCCAACACAATCGCAGGTATAACAAACCTGATATATAACTATGTTAACAATCTTACTAAAGGTGATTTAAATCATGCAAATGACAGCAGCACAGGCTTTTGAAGAAAAGCGATATATTTATTTGAGTGGTGCAGTTCCACGTGATGAGTGTGAACGGCTCACTAAGCATATGTTCCAACTCAAAGAAAACGGTATGCTCACACAAGATGAGCAATGTCCTCTTTCTTGGAGTGTATATGGTGATCCAGAACTTGACACAGTTCTTGAAAAGCTAGTACCAGGCTTAAGTAAACAACTTGGTATTGAACTCCTTCCAACATATACCTATGCTCGTATATACGAACCAGGTGAAACTCTTGTTAAACACAAAGACAGACCATCATGTGAGATCTCTGGCACTCTGACTCTTGGGTTTGATCCAGGTTCTGGTATCTGGCCAATCTATTTTGGTAAAGATGATGATGATGTAGTAGGTACTGGATTTGAGATTAATACCGGTGACTTGGTAATGTATCGTGGTTGTGAACTCAACCATTGGAGACCACCATATAAAGGTAAGTGGCAAGTACAAGTGTTCTTCCATTTTGTTGATGCAAATGGGCCACATGCAGATCATGCTATGGATGGCCGTAAATCTCTTGGTACTCAAAAAGGTCAAGCAGCTGATACAAATACAAATAAGTTTGACATTGGTCAAGCTATTGAAATACTTAAGCCGCCTGTTGGTCATGTAATCAACAATGGTGTGATGATTCGTACTAACGATGAAATCTGGCCAACTGCAGTTACATTTGGTAATGGTGTTCATAACGAGCTGACATTTACACCAGAAGAGTGTGAACGTATTGTTCGTATGAGTGATAAACTCTACGGTCAAAAATCTACGATCGGTGCAGGTAAATCAGAAGGTACATACGATCCAAGCATTCGTTCTGTTGACACATACAACTTAGAATTCAACGAAGAGACTGCGTGGATGTTCAATAAGATTGCTGCGGCTGTTGCAACAGTCAATGCTGAACATTATCGTTTTGATCTTATGGGCATCACACATGCTGTACAACTTCTACATTACAAGGCTTCAGAGAATGGTAAGTATGACTGGCACATTGATGCTGGTGAAGGTAACTCATCGACAAGAAAGCTATCATTATCAGTACCACTAACGCTCAAAAGTAGTTACAAAGGTGGTGATCTTGAACTTATGAATAATGGTTCCCACATGCAAGCATATACTGAGATGGGTAGTATTACATTCTTCCCAAGCTATATGCCACACCGTGTTACACCAGTTACAGAAGGTGAACGCTGGGTAATTGTTGTTTGGGTCCACGGCTCATCAAGATTTAGATAAAATCTATATAAATAGAGTATATTGAACTACAGGAGACATTATGTCAGATAATGAAGAACAAATGACCTTTGAATTTGAAAAGAATGAGGTCACAGTATTTGATCAAGTTAAACGTGAACTTGATATTCAGCGTGACCCAATGGAATTTAAGGTTCCGCTGAGTGACATTTTTGGTAAGACATCACTTGCACCAAAAGAAAGTTTTGGTCAAGTTACATTTAAAGAGAATATTGACAAGGTTGATAAAGCTCTTGCAAATGTGGGTGACTTACAAAACATTTGGAATCACAGCCATACGCAGTGGATGTGGAAACACATCAATCTGAGTTGGTTGTCACCTCATAAGAATATGAGGCAGATCTCTGCTGAAGTGAGTCGTAAGAAAGCAGCACTCAATGAAGCAAAGTGGAAGCATATTCAAAACGAGTTGAAGATTAAGAAGATTGAAGAAGAACTTGCAAATCCAGAAACTCTTACAAAGTGGAGAGAGATTGAGTTAAATATCAAACTTGCACAGATGCGTGAAGGTCTTGCAGAAGGTGCTACACATATTGAAGGTGCAATGAAAGATATTCTTGCTTTGAATGAACTCTATGAACAGCTGAAAGGTAAACTATCAGACTTTAGTGAAGAGGACATTGAGGCAGAAGAAACAAAGACTCATTTGAAGAGAAGTATTGTTCAGTGTATTCGTGATGTTCGTCAGAGTGGTTCTATCACAAAAGGTGAACAGGAATATATGGAACAGATTGGTGTTAACCCATCAAAGTTACAAAGACTGCTTCGTGAGTATGTAAAAGCAGAAGAGACATCAAACAATTGGGATGTAACAGATCTGTATACTTTTGTTGATGAGCTTGTAGTTGAATTAACGGAGAAACATAAAGTTGATGTGAAACGTATGGAACTTCAAGGTTTCGACCCAGAATATATTGGTAATATCACTTATGACACAAAGGTAGCGTTAACTAACAAAGAGGAATAAAATGCCTATTGTAGAATATAAACACCATATTAATCATCTGGGTAAGATTGAAGTTCCTGGATGGGTAAAAGATCGCGGTTATTGGGGACGTGATTCTGATCACACATACCTTGGTTGGGTAGAAGATAGTGCTGATCGTGAATATCTAATTCCAGATACTGTTGAACATAAAACAAAAGCAGAGTGTGTAACTCGTGCTCTTGCTATGCATGCTGCACATCCATATACCAATGACTCGGCTGATTCAGATCCTATTAACCCAGGGCCAAAGATGACCACTTCTGAAGTTACAACAATGATGGAAGATTGGTACGACAATATCCTATCAAATAATGGTGAATAATTTATGCAAGAGATTATGATAGCTGAAAAGCTAGATGATATGAGTAAAGATGAGATTATGGATGTTTTCAGAGAATGGTGCATGGATCATCCAGAAGCTGCTGAAGAGTTGATGGAAAAACTTGAGGATGTGATCTAAAGTAAAAAACATATAAATAGTCAAAAGAATTTTTATTGGAGACTATTTTATGGCAAATCCTGCTAGCAGACAAGACCTCATTGATTACTGCAAGCGTAGACTTGGTGATCCTGTAATTGAGATCAATGTCGACGATGATCAAGTAGAGGATCGTGTCGATGAAGCTCTGCAGTATTGGCAGGAGTTTCATACAGACGCTACATACAGAACATACCTCAAGCATTTGATTACAGCAACAGATGTATCAAATGAGTATATTCCTATTCCATCTAATGTTCTGACAGTATCAAAACTATTTCCCGTATCATCTTCATTCAACTCTTCATTTAACTTTTTTGATATTAAATATCAGATGATGTTGAATGACATTGCTGACCTGCAAAACTTTGCGGGTGATCTTGCCTACTATGAGCAGATGCAGCAGTATCTTTCTATTCTTGATATGAAGTTGAATGGTACTCCACAGGTTACTTGGTCACGTCACCAGGATCGTCTATACATTCATGGTGAGTTTGCTTCAAAAGATTTGAAAGCAGGTGAGTATGTTGTGATGGAAGTATACACAGCAATTGCAACAACTGGTGATAATGCATCAACTCAAGTCTGGAACGACTTGTGGTTGAAAGAGTATACAACATCACTAATCAAACAGCAGTGGGGTACAAACCTTATTAAGTTTGAAGGTGTGCAGCTTCCAGGTGGTGTAACATTTAATGGTCGTCAGATATATGACGATGCAACATCAGAAATAGAAAGGTTACGAGCGTCTATTAGAGAAGAATGGGAAATGCCAGCGGACTTCTTTATAGGATAATATTATGGCTCGTAACTTTTACTTCTCGGAAAAAGTCAGATCTGAAATGGATCTCTATGAAGACTTGGTCATAGAGGCACTGAAGATCTATGGCCAAGATGTTTATTACTTACCGAGAGACTTAGTTAACGAAGATACATTATTAGGTGATGATCCAACATCATCATTCCCAATATCACATAAGATTGAAATGTACATTGAGAATGTTGAAGGCTTTGATGGAGAGGGTGATCTCTTTACAAGGTTTGGTGTTGAGATACGTGACGAAGCAACTTTTGTAGTATCACGTAACCGTTTTGAACGTACTGTGTCGAGAGTCAATTGGTCTAATCCAGATGGCAGAGATATCAATACAGAACGTCCTACAGAAGGTGATCTGATCTATCTTCCACTTACAAAGAAGATGTTTGAGATCAGAGCTGTTGAACATGAGCAGCCATTCTATCAAATAGAAAACTTGCCTGTATATAAAATGCGGTGTACTCTGTTTGAATACACTGGTGAAGACTTTGATAACCAGATTGATGAGATTCAAGATATTGAAAGAGATGGTACATATCAATACAAGGTTTGTGTTGATGCACCTAAGAAGGCAACAGCGACAGCGAGTATTGGTTAATGGCAGAGCTTAAGAAACTATCAAATGTTACAGTACAACAGGGTGGAAGATACTATACTTCTGCTCCAACTGTACAATTCCATGGTGGCTTTGCTGACTCATCTGATCATATTAAGTTTGGTAACAACTCACTTGATATGGGTGCAAACCATTGGACATATCCTGTAGATTCTGTCGACACAAGTATGAATGGCTTTCTTGCTTTCTGGTTGTGGGTTGATTCTGGAGGTCTGCCTGACTCAGCTGGTTCAAATATGAAGCCACTGTGGGAGATGGGTGTACAAGCAAATGGTGCAAGTCGTCGACGGTTCGGGGTGGATAATTTAGGTAGAATCAAATCAACTAACAAGTACAATAATGCTAATACAATTACAACATGGGAAAATCAAAGCGAGCTTAACGATTCCGATCGTATTCTTGAAAATCAATGGAACCATGTGATATTTGGATTTGCTGGAGCGGATCAAGGTTTTGCTACTCGTAGAGCGGAAGTGATGATCAATGGTACAAGAGTGTACTATACAAACTCTACTAGCTTTGCAGGATTCTTCCACGATTCAGATATTATGTTTGGTTCACAGCTACAAGGTCCATATGGAATTGGTAGTGTAGTATTTGATTCAGCAACTGGCATGTATATGGATAACTTGTATCTTGATAGTGGAGATGCAAGTTTCTTATTAGGTACAGAAAAGACAGCATTGTTTGATAATGACTCGGATGGTGGTAATTGGTTTAGATCTTCTCTTGCAGCATTTCAGCCATTCAATAATGATTCTGCTGTTGCAACAGCAACTGTAGCAAACGGACAAGTTACATCAGTCACAATCACAGATAGTAGTAATTACTCATACATCTCAGCACCAAGAGTTCAGTTTGTTGGTGGTACTGCAAATGATAGTGCATTCAATATTGGTGATACAGTAAAGCAAGATATCACTGGAGATGTTACTGGTGAGATTCAAAGGATCATGCTTGACTCGAGTGGTGACTCTTCCAGATGTTATTTCTTAGCTCATGTTGGTAAGACAGACGGTACATTTGGTACATTTGTAACTGGAAAGACTCTGATAAATAGTACACTAGCAGCTAGTACTGGATTAAAGATTAACAGTGTTGTAGAATTGAATAAAGTATCTGAGACAGAACAAAATGATACGTTTAGTACACTTTCGGATGACTTCTTAGACTTTACAGAGAATAATCCGTTTGGTGACCCGGAGAATCAGTAAATGTTTGGTACATATTTTTATCATGAGAAATTTAGAAAGAGTGTATCAATCTTTGGTAGACTGTTCAACAACCTATATGTTATTCGTAAGAATTCATCTGGTGGTGTACTGAACCAAATCAAAGTACCTTTGGCATATGCTCCAAGGCAGAAATATCTTGAGCGTATTCGTACTAACCCAGACTTGCTGAATGATACAAAAGTAGCTCTGAAGTTACCACGTATGTCGTTTGAGATTACAAGTATCTCTTATGACAACACAAGACAGCTAACAAAATTAAGTAACTTCAAAACGCTGGCTGTTACTACTGGAGAAGGACAAAACAAAAGACAGAAGTTTTATTCACCTGTACCATACAATGTTGACTTTCAGCTAAACGTATATGCTAAGAACCAAGATGATGCGTTACAGATTGTTGAACAGATACTTCCAACATTTAATCCTCAATACACATTGACGATTAAACCATTTGCAGAAGAGTATCCAGACTTCAAAGAAGATATACCAATCATTATCAACTCAGTTGACTTTAGTGATGACTTTGATGGACCATTAGAACAAAGACGTACAATCATATATACTTTGAGTTTCACTATGAAGCTCAGCTTCCATGGTCCAATCACAGAGGGTGATGTAATCAGAAGATCTACTGCTGATGTATTCTTTATGAATGCAGGATTGAATTTAGATTCTGATAAGCAAGTACAGAGAATTAGAGTAGAGCCAGATCCATTGACGGCTATTGGTTTAGCTGATAGTGACTTTGGATTTACAACAACCACATACGATATATTCGATAGCGCATTCGATAGTTCTGTTTAGGAGATAAAAGATGCCTGCAAACTTAACACTTAGGAGATCAAAAGGAGCGGCACTGACTCATAACGAGTTGGACGATAACTTTGTATATCTTGACGGAAAGATCGTTACTTTTGATTCTGCAGAAATTAGCCGCCTGATTGATTCAGGTATTAACGCACAAAACTTTGGAGACTTACTTGATTCAGATATGATTAAGAGGTTCACTCTTGACTCATCTGAAACAATGGGTATATTTGATTCAGCAATTGTAGTTACGGTTGATAGTGACTATATTATTAATTTGGTTGGTACAGACTTCTTAGATTCAGCTGAAGCAATTGCACTAATTGATTCAACATATGTTCAAGCACGTCAGATTAAATACACAACAGCAGACTTCCCTGACAGTGCATTTGTAACTGGTCTGAATGTTTCTACATTTACAAACGATGTAAAGTATTTGGATTCATCAACAGTAACTGGTGTTATTAACTCATCATATGTTAACAGTGTTGTAACAGGTGCTCTTATAACTGGTTCAGGAATTGGTGGTGGAGTAAGTACCACACCTCTAACTCATCCAGTTGGAAGTTATATGATTAGTAAATGTCGGGTCTCTGTTGCTGCAACATACAATACTGGAGCAACATATCCAGGTATTTTCCCGGGTAATACTATATCAGGATCAAATTTGTATTATATAAGTGGAGTTAACTTGGCTGGATATCCAAATGGAATATACAATAGCGTTTCAATAGGATCAGGTACGTGGAAGGCATTAGGATATGTCTCTAATTCATCAATAGAAAGTGTAATCAGAATTGGTGGTGTTAATTATAACGCGGCGACAGCAGTACTATGGCAAAGGGTAGCATAATGGAATACACTTCAGTAACAAACGTACATTGGTCAGATTCAGATCAAACAACAATTGATTGTACAGTTAATTTTGTTGGTCTAGGTTCTGTACCTTTTACTGTGAATCAAAATGACACAGAAAGTCATTCCACAAAACTGTGGACTGAAATTAATAATGGTACCCATGGAACAATAGGAGCACCTCCTCCTTTGGGTACTCCTTCAGAGATACAGGATTCTGCTTAGGAATAAGTCATGGCTGATGAAAAAGATAATGTACAGAATGATTACGATTATTCTCGTGAAACACTTTATGAGTTAATTGAAAAAGGTAAAGATGCTCTCGAGAATATGATTGAGGTAGCACGTGAAAGTGAGCACCCTCGAGCTTACGAAGTGCTCTCTGGCCTTATCAAAAATGTATCAGATACCAATGACAAGCTGATGGATTTGAATAAAAAGCAGAGGCAAATGGATGAACAACAG